TTAATAACCTACAGCAGAAACGCCATATTCTGCCTGCGTTTGAGTAAAACCTTCATATTTCAATTGGTCTATTAATGAACCTCGCGAAAAAGAACTATAATCTAAGTACTGCTGTGCCATTATTGCGGCTTGTTCGTTCCAGTCGGCTCCACAATTATCCGCTGCATATGTAGCATCCTCTGTTGAATACTGTTCGTATTCTAGCTGTGCAATTAATCCGCTATAAGAGAATGCTGTATAATTCAAATAGCCCGCAGCTGTTGATAAGGCGTTTTTCTGCCCCATGGACAATTCTGTAGTTTTTTCTTGAACTGCAGCAGAAGAAACTGCTGTGGTTGTAGAATTTGTTTCTGACTCGGAAGGATCGCCAGATTGGGTTATGCCATCTGATTTTGTCACTGGAATAGTAGCTATCTCCTCTGTGGCCCCCTTGGCAGTTTCTCTGTTTTTTGAAGCAGAATAAACATCATCCGCAATGCTGCCTACAGAACAGGAGACGAAAATACTAATTGCAACAACTGTGACAATAGCCGAGATAAGGCAGCCTTTCCCATCTTGATTTTTACGGCATTGCGGGCAGACTTTAGCTCCATAAGGTATTTCTGTCTTACAGTGTTTGCAAATTTTGGTTATTGGTTTTTCCTTTCCCATACTCATTTTCCCCTTTTTCTATAGTTTATTTATTAAAAAGCCATAGGCTATTTTAATCCTTTGATATCGCTTGTTACATGACCAATTCTATAGTATCAGCATCTTTTTTACTAAAATCATCATTAGCAATATGTAAAAGAGCGTGCTGGTATGCGAGCATCTGTCGCTCTTGATTCAGTCTTGAATTTATTATAATAGTAAAACTTCCATCACTATTTGAGATTACTTGTTCCTCAACTCCACTGTCCATATCTAAAAAGTACACCCCAATCGCCTCTGTAAGCAATGGATTATTCATTCATATCAACACCCTTCATCATTATGTTTATCTTCCTGTTGCTTTAAAGTTTGTATAAAATCTATATGAGCTTTAAGGCGCTCTGGAGATAATCCCCTTGTCGCATGGAACAGCGAACGAAGCTCCGGATTTTTAAAAATCTCTTGGGCAATTTCACGAGTTTCGTCATTAAGATAGTAATATTCTTTCGCGTTACCATCTTCTGTATTTCCGTTCATAAGGTAATCAACTGTAACACCAAAGCGGTTGGCTATTTGCTGTATTTTAGTAGCATTAGGAGTACTTTTTCCAAGTTTACTTATATACCCTTTTCCAAAATCAAGTTCTTGTTCAAGTTGGTTCATAGAAATATCATTCTTTTTACACAAATCTTTAATGCGTTCTTTTAAGTCCATTTTGCGCTCCTCCAAAACTCTCTGAAAAAATCGCAAAAAACCCCTTGACATTCTGAAATAATCGCGTATAATGTAAGCATAAGGTTCTGAAAAAATCGCATAATTATATCGATGAAAAATGCCTGGAAATTTTTATTAATTTTGATTGACAGCCTAATTATAGAATATTTTCAGAAGTAAGTCAATAGATTTTAGCGATTTTTTCAGAATAAAAATGGAGGTGATTTTACGAGACAGGAAGAAGATCAAATAATGGTATACGACAATATTTGCTTGGCCGCAAAAAAGTCTGGTCTATCAATTAACTTTATTGAAATTGAAGCGGGGTTGTCAGTTGGAAGCTTGTGTAAATGGAATAAGGTAAGTCCTACGGCGAGAAGTTTAAAAAAAGTCGCAAAACTGTTAGACGTAACCGTAGACAGCCTACTGGAAGACTCCAATACATAACAGCACATTGAAAAAGAGGAGGTGAGTCATGGTTACGGTTACATATTCGTGCAAGTCCTGCCGGTACCGGGGACATTGTGCAGAAAGGAGTAGGTGGTACCCATGTAAAGATTATCGAAAAAGGGCAGAAACAAGTACAAACAGTTCTGCATACAATCTACCGAAAGGGGTGACTGTATGAAAAAAGAGCCAGTTATCGAGAACTTTATAGAGATTGATGGCAGGGATGTTTTAATAGATTCTCTACCTGTCGAGGAACGTGAAAGAATTGGTATTTTGATCCAGGACAGAATGATGGAACTGGTTGGATACAGAAGAAAGAATGCATCCGGCTGAGGCCGGAACCAGTGGACAAGCTTACTATCTTGAAAGGAGGACAAGCTTATGCAAAAGCACTTTGCTAACTTAGATGATTTCACCGACGCCCGCCCATCACGCCTGATGGAGTTTACCAAGCGTTTTCTGCCGGCCGTGATCTTTGTAGCCAGCATGATCGTGATTTTGGGAACATGCGGGGCGTTGGAAGTGATGTGAGAGGAGGTGAGAGAATCATGAACCCATTAAACTTCTATCATAGGTGTTTCACTGACATGATATGGGATTGCGGAATATCGCCTAAAGCTTATGGACAGATGCTGCAGAGAAAACGCCGCAGGAAGAAGGTGAGGAAAAAGAATGTGTAACTGCATGAAAGAACTGGAGCAGAAGTTTATAGAAAAATTAGGCTTTGAAGAAGCTGATGCCCCAGTAGAACTGTTATCTGGTAGAGCATATCTTTCCTTCACAGTAAAGGAAGCGGGTAAAAATAAAACCAGGCAAATGCCCATGTTGCTATCAAAATGCCCGATTTGTGGACAAGAGTACGATAAAAAAGAAACCCCAGGAGCGGCAACTCCCAGGGATTCAAAGTAACTGATAATTAATTTACACCCCTATTATAGGGGATTTATAGGAGGAAATCAAGATGGGATCTTCAAAGAAAGCATTTGTGTCATGCAAAAAAACAGATAACGGTCATGTAGTAGAGGCACAGGGACCAGGAGGGGATATCTTGGAATTAACAGTTTCCCTTTTAGTAGATGTGGCATCAGGCATTGCAAAATCGGGTATGGGATTTGATGATCCTAAGATACTCATTCAGGCTTTGTACGAAACTGCCGTTGAAATATTGGAGAAATAGGAGGCTTATAAGATGACTATGAAAATCAATCAGTTAGAGATTGAAAACGTAAAGCGAATTAAAGCCGTAAAGATCGAGCCATCAGCAAACGGCCTGACGATCATAGGGGGAAGGAACAACCAGGGAAAGACTTCCGTGCTGGATTCTATTGCCTGGGTGTTAGGTGGGGATAAGTTCCGGCCTTCACAGCCCCAGAGGGAACAGTCCGTGATTCCTCCGAACCTCCGCATAACCATGAGTAACGGCCTTGTGGTAGAAAGAAAAGGAAAGAACAGTGCACTTAAGGTCACGGATCCAAACGGAGAGAAGGGAGGTCAACAGCTCCTTAATGATTTTGTGGAGCAGTTCGCCCTTAACCTTCCCAAGTTCATGGAATCAACCTCAAAGGAAAAAGCTCAGATCCTTCTTAAGATCATAGGAGTAGGGGACAAGCTGGTTACGTTAGAGAAAGAAGAGCAGGAGCATTATAATGAGCGGCTTGCCATTGGTCGTATTGCGGACCAGAAAGAGAAGTATGCCAAAGAACAACCCTATTATAATGATGCACCGGCGGAACTTGTATCTGCGTCAGAGCTCATCAAGAAACAGCAGGATATCCTGGTGCAGAATGGGGAGAACCGGAGAAAACGGGAACGTCTCCATCAGCTGGAACAGGAAGACCAGATGCTTATGGTGCAGATCCAGGAGTTACTTAAGAAACAGGAATTAGTCCGGGCCGATCTTGCCATTGCCAGAATGGATGCCAAGGATTTAGAGGACCAGTCTACTGCAGAGCTCGAGCAGAACATTTCCGACATAGAGGAAATCAACCGGAAGGTACGGGCAAACCTTGATAAGGAAAAAGCGGAGGACGACGCCAAAGAGTACCGCAGGCAGTATGACCAGCTAACTAAACAGCTTGATACTACACGTGACGCAAAGAATGACCTTCTTAAAAAGGCAGCACTTCCTTTGCCTGAGCTGTCAATCAAAGACGGTGAGCTGGTTTACAAAGGCCAGCAGTGGGACAACATGTCCGGATCTGATCGACTGAAAGTATCCACTGCCATAGTTAGGAAGCTTAATCCGGAATGCGGCTTCGTTCTTCTGGACAAGCTGGAGCAGATGGACCTTGAAGTACTTAAGGAGTTCGGAGAGTGGTTGGAATCAGAGGGCCTGCAGGCCATTGCAACCCGGGTAAGTACCGGGGAAGAATGTTCCATCATTATAGAGGACGGATATGTTGCAGGCCAGGAGCACCCACTCATGGAAGATAAGAAAACAGAATGGAAGAAAGGAGTATTTTAATGCAGATTATCAGAGGAAAATTACCGGGTGCTAAGAAAATTGTTGCGTATGGCCCGGAAGGTATTGGCAAATCAACGTTTGCTGCACAGTTCCCGGATCCGGTATTTATTGATACTGAGGGAAGCACTAAGGATATGGATGTGGCAAGGTTTCCGGAGCCTAGTAGCTGGACTATGATTTTAGAACAGGTTTCAGCGGTAATCCGGACACCAAGCCTTTGTAAGACTTTGATTATTGATACGGCAGATTGGGCGGAAATGCTTTGTACTATCAGTGTTTGTGATAAGAACCATAAGAGCAGTATTGAAGAGTTCGGCTATGGGAAAGGGTATACATATATTCAGGAGGAGTTCGGAAAGCTTTTGAACCTACTTACTGATGTAATAAAAGTCGGAATCAATGTTGTACTTACAGCTCATGCAAAAATGCGGAAGTTTGAGCAACCGGATGAGTTAGGTGCTTATGACCGATGGGAAATGAAGCTGAGTAAAGGCGTAGCTCCTATGGTAAAGGAATGGGCGGATATGGTCCTCTTCTGTAATTATAAGACGATGGTTGTCAACGTGGATGGACAAGGCGCCCAGAAGGGCAAGAACAAAGCTCAGGGCGGCAGACGTGTTATGTACACGACCCATCACTCCTGCTGGGATGCTAAGAACCGGTATGGGCTCCCTGATGAAGTTCTATTTGAATATGATGCCATTCGTCACATTGTTGAAGAATCGACAGGTCCGGCAACACCTGCAAAGGAAGAGCGAAAAGCAGCCCCATCCACTTCACAGACGAGGCAGGAAGAATCCGGGAGTACAGTCAGTAAAAGCATTCAGGAGCCTCCAAAGGAAGAGAAGACAGCTCCGCCGGTGGATACAAAGTCAGAACCTGTGACTCCTCCGGATGTGAAGGTTGACGAGAGGATCCCGAAAGCCCTTCGGGATCTGATGATCAATAATCAGGTTGACGAGTGGGACATCCAGAATGTTGTGGCTGCCAGGGGATACTTCCCCGCAGATATGGCGGTCGCTGATTATCCTCCGGATTTTATTGCCGGAGTATTGGTGGGAGCCTGGGATCAGGTGTTTGGCATGATCAAAGAAATGAAAGAAACTGACAGCTTGGTATTTAATTAAGGAGGTAACGATTTATGAGTGAAGAAATTGGAAGAGAAATAGGCTGGGACGATCAGATCGAAAACGAAGGTCAGGAGTACGAGCCCTTACCAGAAGGAATATATGAGTTTACTGTGGCCTCTATGGATCGGGGCAGATTCGCAGGAAGCGCCAAGATGGCAGCCTGCAATATGGCTAACATCGATTTACTGATTAAGGATGCAGATGGCAATGATCGTCATATGTTTGATAGCCTGTACCTTAATTCAAAGGCTGAATGGAAGTTAAGTCAGTTCTTCCTTTGTATTGGTCAGAAGAAGAAAGGGGAGCCTTTAAAGCCTAACTGGAATACGGTTCCTGGCTCTACCGGAAAACTGGAACTGTACATAGATGAGTATAAGGACAAGGAGGGAAAGACCAGGAAGAATAATAAGGTTTCCAAATACCTTCCTTATGAGCCTAAACAATTTAAAGCGGGGACATTTTAACTATGGAGCTTAGACCATATCAGTCAGAGGCAAAGGCTGCTGTTTTTGAAGAATGGGACAAGGGCGTCAGACGGACGCTCCTGGTCCTCCCCACTGGGTGCGGTAAGACAATCGTATTTGCCAAGGTTACAGAGGATTGTGTCCGTAGGGGGAACCGGGTGTTAATTTTGGCCCACCGTGGAGAACTTCTGGATCAGGCCGCCGATAAGATCGGAAAAGCAACTGGCCTAGGGTGCGCTACCGAGAAGGCAGAGGAAACCTGCCTGGGGAGTTGGTTCCGGGTTGTAGTCGGATCCGTCCAGAGCCTAATGAGAGAGAAGAGATTAAAACAGTTCCCGGTGGATTATTTCGACACCATCATTATAGACGAAGCACATCATTGTTTATCTGACAGTTATCAAAAGATTCTAGATTATTTCAAAGGGGCCAATATTTTAGGCGTAACAGCAACACCGGACCGTGGTGACATGCGGAACCTGGGTGAATGCTTTGACAGTCTGGCCTATGAATACACGCTCCCTAAAGCAATTAAGGCCGGTTTTTTATCCCCAATCAAAGCCCTCACCATTCCCCTGCAGCTTGATCTTTCAGGAGTTGGTATGCAATCCGGGGACTTCAAATCCGGAGATCTGGCAACGGCCCTGGATCCATACCTGTATCAGATTGCAGATGAAATGGAAAAGCATTGCAAGGACCGGGAAACCGTTGTATTCCTTCCTTTGGTAAAAACAAGCCAAAAATTCCGGGATATCTTGAATGAAAAGGGATTTAAGGCTGCCGAGGTAAACGGCGACAGCAAAGACCGTGCGGAGGTCCTGGCAGCCTATGAGCGAGGAGATTATAACGTTCTCTGCAACTCGATGCTTCTTACGGAAGGCTGGGATTGTCCAAGTGTAGATTGTATTGTGGTCCTGCGGCCGACGAAGGTCCGTAGTCTTTACAGCCAGATGGTAGGGCGTGGTACCCGATTATTTCCAGGGAAAGACCATTTATTATTATTGGACTTTCTATGGCACACGGAACGCCATGAACTATGCCATCCTGCAAGCCTGATCTGTCAGGATGAGGAAGTGGCCCGGAAAATGACCGAGAACATCGAAAAGGCCGGCTGCCCTATGGATATTGAAGAGGCAGAAAAACAGGCGGCAGAAGATGTTGTCGCTCAAAGAGAGGAAGCCCTTGCAAAGCAGCTTAAGGAAATGAGAAACCGCAAAAAGAAGCTGGTGGATCCTCTGCAGTTTGAAATGAGTATCCAGGCGGAGGATCTGTCAGGATATGTTCCGGCCTTTGGTTGGGAAATGGCGCCACCTTCAAACAGCCAGAAAAGAGAGCTTGAAAAGCGTGGGATCCTCCCTGATCAGATCGACAATGCAGGAAAGGCTAGTCTCATCCTGGATCGTTTACATAAGCGTCAGGAAGAAAATTTGAGTACACCAAAGCAGATCCGCTGCCTGGAAAAATACGGATTCCAGCATGTTGGAACTTGGAACTTTGTTTCTGCTAAAAATATGATTGACCGTATAGCGGCGGCAGGTTGGAGGGGCGCACCCTCTGGCGTGAATCCGCAGGAATATATACCGGAATAAGGAGACTTGAAACATGGATAGTACATACGACCTCATGGAGGTCCTAAATCATATAGACCCCTCAGAGCTTTCATATCAGGACTGGATTAATGTCGGCATGGCTCTGCAGCATGAAGGGTATACCGTTGATGTTTGGGACCGTTGGAGCATGAATGACCGGCGCTATCACGCAGGGGAATGTGAGAAGAAATGGCGGGGCTTCCACGGGGCCGGTACTCCGGTGACAGGTGGAACCATTGTCCAGTATGCCAGGGATCAGGGGTGGACACCTCCCTATGATCCCGGCACTGCCCTAGACTGGAACGACACAATATCAGTGGAAGGTGTAGTCGTTGACGGAAATTGGGTAGAAGGCCGAGAAGTAATTGAGCCTGATCGGTGGGATCCAGCCAGAGAGCTTATCAAATATCTTGAAACACTCTTTGAAGCTGGTGAAAACGTCGGTTATGTCGTTAAAAGTTATAAAAAGGAAGATGAAGAAAAATGGGTACCAGCAGATAAGGGAGCCTATGACCGAACCGCAGGACAGCTTGTTGAACTCTTGTCACAGTGCAATGGGGATATCGGCAGCGTGTTGGGGGACTATGACCCGGAGGGTGGAGCCTGGATACGATTTAACCCCATGGACGGAAAAGGCGCTAAAAACGAGAATGTGACTGATTTTAAATATGCCTTGGTTGAATCGGATTCTATGGATATTGAGAAGCAGCACGCCATTATTAGGGAATTGGAATTACCGGTTGCCTGTCTGGTTCACAGCGGCGGAAAGAGCCTTCATGCAATTGTGCGGATCGATGCTGCAGACTACGTAGAGTACCGGAAGCGGGTAGATTATCTCTATGATATCTGTAAGAAAAATGGACTTGCCATTGATCAGCAGAACCGGAATCCTTCCAGGTTATCCAGAATGCCCGGCGTCATGCGTGGCGATCAGAAGCAGTTTATCGTTGACACTAATATCGGAAAAGAGAGCTGGACGGAGTGGAAAGAATGGATTGAGTCCATCAATGATGATCTTCCGGATCCGGAAAGCCTGGACGATGTGTGGGAGAACCTTCCGGAGTTGGCGCCGACCCTGATAGACGGCCTGTTGCGTCAAGGGCATAAGATGTTGATTGCTGGCCCCTCCAAGGCCGGTAAATCGTTTCTACAGATTGAAATGTGTATTGCTATAGCTGAGGGAAAACAGTGGCTTAATTGGGCTTGTACGCAGGGGAAAATCATGTATGTAAACCTGGAGCTTGACCGGGCCAGCTGCCTCCACCGTTTTAAAGATGTATATCAGGCACTTGGGTGGCAGCCTAAGAACCTTAAAAATATTGATATCTGGAACTTAAGAGGAAAGTCCCGGCCCATGGACAAGCTGGCTCCGATGCTGATCCGTAGAGCAGCGAAAAAGAATTACATAGCTATTATCATTGACCCGATCTACAAGGTTATCACTGGTGATGAAAACAGCGCCGATCAGATGTCTAATTTCTGCAATCAGTTTGACAAGGTATGTACAGAGCTGGGAGTGGCGGTGATCTACTGCCATCATCACAGCAAGGGAAGCCAGGGCGGAAAGAAATCCATGGACCGGGCCAGCGGGTCTGGTGTATTCGCCAGGGATCCTGATGCGCTTATTGATCTTATTGAACTAGAAACAACCGAAGAGCTGATGAAGCAACAGGAGAATCGGGCAATATGTGACGCCTGCAGGCAGTACCTTGATGCACATTTCAAGTGGGAGGACGACCTTTCTCAGGATGATTTATGTAGTAGCTATCAGATGTTGGAGTACTGCAAAGAGAAGTTGGAAAAGTGGCAGATGGCGGTCCTAGAGCGTAATATCGAAGCAGCAAAGGCTAAGGTAAAGGGTATGACCGCATGGCGTATCGAGGGGACCCTAAGAGAGTTTTCCAAGTTCGATCCGCAGAATCTATGGTTTAATTATCCGGTTCACACGCTGGATCATTCTGGAGTCCTGGGAGATATTCAGCCAGAGGCGGAGCAGGCGCCGTGGCAAAGGGGAAGCGCAAAGAATAAAAAGAACGCCAAAAGCCGAAAAACAGATCGAAAAGTAGCCCTCGAAGAAGCAATCGAGGGGAGCAATTTTGGAGAAAAACCATCCGTAAATGATGTAGCGGAATATCTTGGAGTTTCAGAGAGAACGGTCCGAGACAGGGTAAAAGAGCATGGTGGATACATAATTGAAGATGGTCTTATTCAGAAAAATGATGAAAAGCAAGGCACGGGAAAGCCTGAATGATAAGGAATCCCCGTCAGGAGATAAATTGCGGGGAATACTTAAAAACAGACTTCCCCGTTAAAAGGTTAAATGTGCGGGGAAGTCTTAAAATCAGGAATCCCCGGAGTGCGGGGAAGACACATATATAAATATATATTTTTTCCCCGTTGCACGTGGTCATGGGGTAGGAAAGGACGGGTCTAAGTTGACACCCGTCCCCTCCCTTCCCCTTCCCATGACAGGGCGAATTTCAAAAGCAAGAGTAATTTTATACGTTAAAGATTTAGAGAGGTAAAGTTAATGGTGATTGATTTTTTCATGGTCATGAAAAAGGTCCCCACTGTGACCCACCAGGAAAAGCAAGTTCATGTGGTAAATGGGAAGCCGGTCTTTTATGAGCCAGAAGAACTGAAAGCAGCCAGGGCGAAACTACAGGCACACCTGGGGCAGCACGTACCGGAAAAAAGGTTCACTGGTCCTGTGAGGTTAACAACGTGGTGGTGCTTCCCTGTTACTGGCAAACATAAGAACGGGGAGTATAAGACCAGCAAGCCTGACACAGACAATCTAGTAAAGCTTCTTAAGGACGTTATGACGGAGCTGCATTTCTGGAAAGATGATGCACAGGTGGCGTCGGAAGTGATTGAAAAGTACTGGGCGGATCTCCCTGGCATTTATGTGAAAGTGGAAAGCCTATGACGGATCAGGAAGTACAGAAAGCCTTTGACGAGGTGTATAACAAGTTCTGGCTCAATTATCACAATAAGCCTATTCCGAAACAGTCTGACGAGTGGGAAAGGTGCCATACATGGGCAGTAGTCCTGATGAAGAAGTATCCCTTCATGGAACAACTGGTAGCGGAAATGATGGCAGAGATTGACCAGAGAATGAGAAATAGAGAAAACGCTTGAAAGGAGAGAAATGAAAGAAGTTTGTGGAAATTATAGATATAAAAACCGGGGCAGTTTACGGTATCCGTGCAGTACCGGAGTGTATCAGCTTTATCACTCACATAGATGTTTTATGTGGAGAAAGAGAACATGGTGGCAGCGTTTTGCTGAGAAGATTATGAGTGGAAAAGGGTGAACAAATGAAATCATTATTACATTATCCCGGAGGCAAGAAACGGATCGCTTCATGGATAATTGGGAATATGCCAAATCACCACAGTTATTTGGATCCATTCTTTGGGGGAGGGGCTATCCTTTTCGCAAAGTCCCCTTCCAGGATTGAGACGGTGAATGATCTTGACGGTGATGTGGTGAATTTCTTCCGGGTTATTCAGAATCCGGAAAGTTGTCAGGAGTTGCAGGACTGGCTTACGTATACGCCGTATTCCAGGCAGGTCTATGAGGAGGCTTTCCTGAAAGAATCACAGTCCCCAGTGGAGCAGGCCGGGTACTTCACAGTCAGGTCTATGCAGGGGCATGGATTTCGGCTATCAGAGAAAACCGGCTGGAAGAAAGATATCTACGGCAGGGAAGCTGCCTACGCGGTCCGGTATTGGAATCAGCTTCCGGAAGCACTGGCGGAAATGGCCGTTAGACTGAAAGGTGTTCAAATCGAAAACAGACCGGCATTGGAACTAATCAGAGCCTTTGATCATGAGAACGTCCTGATCTACCTGGATCCACCTTATGTATGGTCTACACGAGGCCGGAAGCAATACCGGTATGAAATGTCAGACCAGGATCATGAGGAGCTGCTGGAAACGGTGATCCGCAGCCGGGCCAGAGTAATGCTTTCGGGATATGATTGTGAGTTATACGAGAGGTATTTGAAAGACTGGCATAAGCTACAGATGCCGGCCAGGGCGCAGAATAACCATAGGCGGGTGGAAACGTTGTGGATGAACTTTGAACCGCTGGGGCAGATGAGACTGAATGATTAGGATTCTATAAACAAACAGAACCATCATTTAGGAAAAGATGGTTCTGAATAAGTTGCTGTTTCAATGTCATTAATAGCGTCCCCGACGGTACTAGAATATTCGTTGATTTTTTTAATCTCTTCTAGGGAAGCGGCTTTTTCGGTAAAAAACAATTTCGTTACAAAGCCTGGAGTAGAGGGATGAGTTACTATTAAAATAATTAATATAACGACAATAGGAAGCAGTAGTTTAGGCAATAAATTTTTCATTTTAATACCTCCATAATTATTATGGTGCAAAATATGTTAAATGACAACCCAAATTTTCAAAAAGGAGAGATAGATTGAAATCATCAAAAGAGCACAGAGAGCAGCTGGCAAGACGTGAAAAGGCCCTGCAGGCCGAAGCGTCTACGGCAATAAAGGCACCGCCGGTTAAATCCTTTTCAGCACAAATGCCGGCGTTTACATATACGAGCCTATGTCCGGATCGAGGACTACGGGAGCCACCTGAGCCCAGGCGGGAGCCAGAGGAGTGGGAATGTCCTGTATGTTATTGGGATTCAACTAATGATGATGAAATGACAAATGCTGTAATAACAGATTATCGTGGAGACTTTTATGACTGGGAATGTACAGCGCATTGGACCTGCCCAGTATGTGGACATGAATTTGATACATGGGAAAGTAATTGAAAGAAGGTGGATCATGAAACTAAAGTATCCTTATGCGATGTATAACAACGGGGAGTTTCAAGGAGTGCGTACCTCAAAGGAGTGGGCGGAAATGCTACATGTATCTGTACACCTTGTAAGGGATTATGCCCGTGAAGGACGAGCCTACAAAGGCCGGTATACGTTCAAGGCGATACAGGAGGACGAGGTAGGGGATAAACGGCAGGTGAATGCGGAAATTACGACACGGGACCTGGCGGAATTTAAGCGATCTTTGAAGGTCGGTACCAAATTTGTCTACGAGAGTTTCCGCAAGGACTTTGTCAGGGGAACACGGGTTGCATCTGAAAAGGTTATTGTGGTCAAGAAGTATCCTCATATCGTGGAGTTGGTAAGTCTGAAAGATCCAAAGAGGTCAGTGACCATGACATATACAGAGCTTTTGAAACAGAGGAAGTCTAGAGCGAAAAAGAAAGCATTGACAGCAGGGAGGTGACTGTATATTGACAGTAAAAGAGTATCTAAGCCAGTTGGACGATCTTAATAAAAAGATCAGGCATAAGAAGCAGGAGCTTAAAGAGGCAAAACGTAACAGGGGAATTATTATAGTCTCAGATGGAACAGACGGGAAGGTTCAGACCTCATTTACCGGATCCACGGGCAAGCAGACAGAATCCCAGGCGTTACGGATCGTGTCTCTGGAAGAGGATATTGAAAGTAAAATTATTGAATACATGGAATTGAAGCACGAATTAATAGATCAGATACATGACCTTAAGGACGGTTTGTGTATTGATATTCTGTACCACAGATATGTGCGCAGCGAGAAGAACTTTACAAAGATTGCCTGCGATATGGGGTACTCATATAAATATATAATCAATAAGCACGGAGAGGCTTTACTGGCTTTTGAAAAGACTCATCAGGAGCTGTTTACTGATGAAAGTGGTAAATGATGGAAAACGGATGGAAAAGTTTTTTTAAAGGTATGTTATACTAATAGCGTGGTATTGGGCTTCCGAGAGGAGGCCCTTTTTAAATCCCGACAGGAATTTTGTTATCATCAATTGAAAAGGAGATGGTAACATGAATAGTTTCATTAGTTGGATAGGTGGTAAAAAGCTTTTACGCAAAAAGATCCTGGAACAGTTTCCGAATCCGGATTCCTTTAAACGATACATTGAGGTATTTGGGGGAGCCGGTTGGGTACTGTTTGCGAGTGATAAACATGCAGCAATGGAGGTTTTCAATGATGCAAACGGTGAGTTGATTAATCTATATCGAATTGTGAAGCATCACCCGGAAGCTTTACAGAAGGAACTGGAGTGGTTGCTAATGTCCAGGGAGCAGTTTTTTGATGAACTTAACCGGAACACCAGAGGCATGACAGACATTCAGAGGGCGGCCCGTTTCTATTGCCTAATCAAAGAGAGCTTTGGTACAGACTGTAAATCGTTTCTTCTTAAACCCAGGGATATGCAGAAATCGGTTGATTATCTCAAAGAGGTATCAGGTCGGCTGAACCAAGTTGTTATTGAAAATCAGGACTTTGAGCGATTGATAAAGACATATGATCGTCCAGGTGCTTTGTTTTATTTAGATCCGCCTTATTATGAAGCGGAAAAGTATTATCCAGATCGTTTTAATCCAGAGGATCACAACCGGCTGCGTGAATGCCTTGGTTGTATTAAAGGCAAATTTGTTTTGTCCTATAACGATTGTCCCCGGATCAGGGAGCTGTATGAGGGATATACGCTTGTAGAGGTAGAACGTGCGGACAATCTTGTTACTAAGAGTGAAAGCAGAAGATATAAAGAGCTTATTATCAAAAATTTTAAATAAACTCTCCTACGGCTACCAGGTATATCAGCTTGGTAGCCGTTTTTGGTTTTAAGTTTTAGTTTATATTGACGTATAAGAATTAATTTATAGGGGAATATTATGGATAAAAAGGAAATAAATAATGATATGACAGAGATAGAATTAAAAAAAATGTATGCACTTTATTTAATAAAAATTCTTTTCAGCTTTGACGTTGAGGACTATATTTTGTCATATGAAGAATTTTGCAAATCTGACCTTGTTGTAAAATAAAACCTGTGCTATTATCTAGTAATGGGGAGGGGTTGGAATGAACGAAAATTTACTCAGAATGGCTTTAGTTATTAATACGAGTCATGATAATTTTTTAAAAAATTTGTCTAATGTAGTGTTATATTTGATTTATAATGATGGGAATCAAAAACAGTATGATATTGATCAAATAAGAAACGAAATAAAAGAAGATCTATATATGGAGTTTACCTATGAAGAGATAGAAGACGCTGTTAAAAATTGTGCAGATGAACAATATATAGTATGTGTAAGTGGTAAATATATCTTAGATCAAAAAGGGTATGATAAGGTAAAGAAAAATAATTTCGACATCAGAATCTTAATTGATAGATATTTAGAAGCTTATAATATCTATGATTACACTCACGAACAAATTTTTCATATTATATGTGGTTATTTGTACAATTTACTAAACAGTAATATAAAAGGGTTAATGAAGCTATTAGATATTGCTAATAACTCTGATTTAAAAATTTTGAATGAAGATGATTCATATTCTGATGAGCAAAAGAAGATAATAAATGATTTTTTGGATTGGAATGATTTAGAAAAAAATCAGGCCCTTTTTAAATTGATTGCATTTAGCGTGGATTATTGTAGGTTAACAACCAAAAAAAATAAGAATTCCTTTTCAAGTCTCCTAAATGGAAAGAAATTCTATTTAGATAGCAATATAATTTATAGGCTTATGGGAATTAATAATGAATTAAGACAAAAGGCTACTGAGGACTTTATAAATAAATGCAAAGATGCAGGTATAGAATTATTATACACGAATATAACATATAAGGAATTATTAGATTCATTTGACCATCACATAGATAAATTAAAACAAATATTACAAATAATTAAGGCATCTCCAGGTAGAATAAGAAAGTTGTATCAAAACAGAAGCGATAATTCATTTTATGAATTATATTATCAATGGGCTAATAAAAATAATTCGTATGAAAAATGGACTGAATTTAAAGTATATCTAAAAGATGAATTGCGAAGAGTCATAAGTGGATTTTCTATGAAATCTATAACGAATAGCGCTGTTTATGATAAAGAAAAATTTGATATTCTTGCTGATAATCTAGAGGAATATAAGAATACTAGAAGAGGAACTAATAGAGTTAATGTTGAATACGATGTACAAAATATTTTACATATTTCCAAAGAACGAAATGGCCATTCCAAAAACGCGTGGGAAGTAAACGATTATATTATTTCCGCAGATCAAATATTATCCAAGTGGGCCGAAGTTATATATCCAGGTGAAGCCCCATATGTTGTTGTACCTAGCATATGGTATTCATTACTTTTAAAATTGACTGGAAGGACAGATGATGACTATAAAGCTTATGTAGAATTTATGAAGTTAAGATATACACAAGCTTTAGAGTCTAATGTAGAAGAAATAATATATGCAATATCCAATCTTACACAGAATGGAAATGTTCAAGATAGAATGATTGATATCTTAACTGATGACGGGAAAAGGATTTGTAATGATTCTACTGTATGTATTCAGGAAGTAAATGATTTGGTTTGTAATGTGTATGATGAAGTCTTAGAACAGATTCGCCAAGAGGAATATGATGGAGGTTATAATCTAGGAACAGAAGAGGGTTACATTAAAGGTATACTACACGCAAAAGAGTTAGAGTTTGAAAAAGGAAAAAGGGTTGGAGAATTAGAAAGTAAGCGTAAAAGCATAATAGATAATAATAAAAAAGGGGCCAAGAAAAAAAGAAATGTGCATCTCTTTATTATAGGGGCAGGTGCTTTATTGATTTCATTAATTATAATTGAAACTTGCAGATGGGTATGGTACAGTTTACCAAAGGATAAGGTTGATCAATTTGGTATTATAGTTACTATAATTACATTTGCATTAGGAGGTTCGGTATTTGCCACTATCAAACATTTTTTATGTACTGATATTAAATTATTAGAAGAAAGATTAAATGAAAGATCAAGAGATGATTTAACCCTAATTGAGAATGAACTAAATGACTTAAAGTGATAGGTGCCATCTGGCGCTTCTTTCCCACAGAGACGGCAACCCCGTCTCTTTTTTAATACATAAAAACAACACAAGTGAGGTGGTGAGGCTTGGCAAGAGCACCAGATGAAAGAATAAAACAGGCAAAGGCCATGTACTTAAAAGGCTTGAAGTTAGTTGAGATTGCAAGTCAACTAAATCTCCCAGAAGGAACGGTCCGCCGGTGGAAGTCAACTCATAAATGGGATAACGAGCGTTCGCATAGAAATAGCGAGCGTTCGCATAAGAAAGGCCCGCCGATCGGAAATAAAAATGCAGTAGGAAACGATGGTGGAGCACCGGAAAAGAATAAGAATGCAGTTAAGACAGGAGAGTTTGAAACTCTCTTTTTTGATGCCTTGGAAGAGGACGAGAAGCGGCTTATCGGCATGGTTCAACTGGATAAGGAGCAGCTTCTTCTACAAGAGATCCAGCTTCTTACGGTCAGGGAAAGACGAATGCTGAAACGGATTGAGGATTTGAAGCACGCTGCCGAAGATCAGAAAGAAAAAAAAGCTTCCGGAATGACTGCAGTGAAATATAAGTCCGGTACTGAAAAGGATAAATGGACGGACCTGACGGAATATACCGGGGCCCTGGGACAGATACAGGCTGTGGAAGATGCACTTACCCGTGTTCAGGCCCGTAAACAGAAAGCCATTGATTCACTACACCGGTACGGCTTTGACGATGCCCGCCTTGAGCTTGAAATGATGAAGCTTGAGTTGGAGATCATGAAGCAAGACAATCCAGATCAAGAGATAGAGGAAGATGGATTTATGGCAGCCATGAATGGCGTAGCCTCTGATGTATGGGGTGATGCAGATGATTGATATAAAAGGCCGGCTTCAAACATTAAAAGATAGAATCGGCAGAATGAAGCAGGGGCGAGGTATTGCTTCTAAGCTTCAAATATTCGAATTTCAACCTTTTTCCGATAAACAGAAAAAAGTCCTTACATGGTGGTGTGATACTTCTCCGGTAAAAGACAAAGATGGAATTATTGCCGATGGGGCTATACGATCAGGCAAGACGGTTTCTATGTCTTTATCCTTTGTTATGTGGGCCATGCATCGGTTCAAAGGTCAGAACTTTGGTATGTGTGGTAAGACGGTCGGGTCCTTCCGACGTAATGTTGTATTCTGGTTAAAGCTGATGCTCAAGAGCCGAGGATACAAGGTAAAAGATCGCAGGTCTGATAACCTGATTGAGATATCAAAGAACGGTGTTACCAACTATTTTTATATCTTTGGTGGTAAAGATGAGGGAAGTCAGGACTTAGTACAGGGAATCACATTAGCTGGAGTGTTCTTCGATGAAGTGGCTCTCATGCCTGAAAGCTTCGTCAATCAGGCCACGGGCAGATGCTCCGTAACTGGTTCTAAGTATTGGTTTAACTGTAACCCAGATGGTCCGTATCACTGGTTTAAAACAAACTGGATTGATAAGGCCACAGGCTTCCTTGGAAAGCATAAAACAGAAGAGATCCGCAGGAAAGCAAAAGCTGAGAAGAAGCCAGACGGCCTGAAAGAACTGTTATATGTCCATTTCACGATGGACGATAACTTGAGCCTGTCCGAAGAGATCAAGGCTAGATACCGGAACAACTACAGCGGAGTGTTCTACAAGCGATACATCTTAGGCCTATGGGCTATGGCCGAGGGAATCATTTATGACATGTTCGATGTGGATCGGCATGTAAAGAAGGTGCTGGATTTTGCTAGGCTCCTGATTGACGGTGGACGATATGTTAGCATCGATTACGGTACACAGAATGCTATGGTATTCCTGCTCTGGAATAAAGGTATAGATAAGAAATGGTATTGTACCAGGGAGTATTATTACTCTGGCAGGGATAAGGGAAAGCAGAAAGCGGATTCACAGTATGCTGATGATTTAGAAAAGTGGCTGGAAGGAACACCGGTTAAAGCAATCATTGTGGATCCTTCGGCAGCTTCGTTCATTACGGAGTTAAACAACCGTGGATACAAAACCATAAAAGCGGACAACGATGTAGAAGACGGGATCCGGCTGGTTTCCACGCTTCTGAACACCGAAAAGATAGCATTCAGTCAATCCTGTATCAATACCATAAAAGAATTTGCTTCCTATATCTGGGATCCAAAGGCAGGGGATCGGGGAGAAGATAAGCCGATAAAGCAGCACGATCACGCTATGGATGCGGTCAGGTACTTCTGCTATACGATACTTAATAACAAGACAATCAAGATCCGGAGTAAATCTGCTTATGGATTTAATTAGGGGAGGTGAGAGTTATGTGGGTCTTAATATTTTTAGTATTATTGCTTCTGGTTTCTATAAAATGTTTAGCTAATTGGATTGGTTTACTGGTAACTATTAGGTGGATGCAAATAAACAAAATGCCACAACCATCTGACCAACAGCGTCTAGAGTTAACCAAATGGGTGGCATTAAACATTTTTAGAGATTTAAAGAAGGTTTAATTGTTGTTTAACATAGGCTGTTGCGACGCCTTCAGAAATAGTTTTGAGAATATCAAGACCAAAAGAGCCGGCTTTTGTAGCAATTTCTTTAGTTTTATTCCAGTTGTTGTCTTGTCGAATGTTAGCTAAAAACTCGTGTCCTTCAGGGCTTAAGTCACCAATAAGAATATTATCTCCGCCATCATAGCTATTGAGGCTATCAATGAGTCCAGATTTAGAACATTGTCGAATATGATAAACAATTTCATCATGCGTATAATTGGTTAAAAATTCTGAATTTACAGAATCTTTTTCATATTCATATGCGTGGTTATAACTGCATTCATTTTCGACAGTTAACAAGATATCTCGGATGCAATCGGGATTTAATTTCATAGTTTTACTCCTTCCTTATATATTCAGCCTTGACAGTGGCTTGTAAGTACATTATAGGAGTCAAAAGTGGAAAATTCAACCAATAACAGAAAGAAGGTGATAACCATGTGCGTATACACAATGCCACGGGAATCATGGGACGAACTGAATCCGGACAAACAGGCAATCCGAACACTTATCACGAAGCACCGAAAGGAAGCTTCCAGGCTTCGAAAGCTCATGAAGTATTATGAAGGGCAGCATAAGATTCTGACAGAAAGCCGTAAAACAAAGCTGGTATGTAATCATGCGAAGGATATCGCAGATACAGCCAGTTCTTACTTTATTGGTAATTCAGTATCTTATAAAAGCAAAGAGGATATTACGGCCATAACTGACGCCTTTGAACAGGCTGGAGCTGATGAAGCAGACGGAGATAACGGGCTGGACTTATCCGTGTACGGACGTACCTATGAATATATCTATCCGGAAGAGGGAGAAACAGACCTCACCATAAAGAGTCTGTCACCAGAAAATACTTTCATGGTCTATGATGATACCATAGAGCAGAAAGAACTTTTCGCAGTCTATTATTATGCAAGAAAAGACGATTCCGACAAAAAGAGAACTATATTCGTTGCTACGGTTCTGACCGATCACTATAAATACGTCCTGAATATTGATGATATTACCGGCCCACAGGCTTTACTTGAAGCCCCAGAACCTCATTATTTTGAGGAAATCCCTATTGTAGAGTATTTGAATAATAAACTGGCAATCGGTGACTTTGAGTTGCAAATTCCACTGATCGATGCGTACAATGCCCTGATGTCGGACCGTATCACAGACAAGGAACAGTTCATAGATGCGATTCTGGCTATCTATGGCGCCATGCTTGGGGATCCTGATGCCAAGGACGAGGACGGCAAGACAGCCAAGGAGAGAGTAAAAGAGGACAAACTTCTGGAACTTCCGGAAGGTACTAAGGCAGAATACCTGACCAGGACATTCGATGAAAATGGGGTGGAGGTCCTTAAAAAGGCCATAGAGCAGGATATTCATAAATTCTCACATATTCCATGTATGACAGATGAAAGCTTCGGTGGGAATATATCGGGTGTTGCTATGGAGTTTAAACTCCTGGGAATGGAGAACATCACAAAGATTAAAACCCGGTACTATAAAAAGGGACTACGTAAGCGGATCCGTCTCTTCGCTGGCTGGCTACAGAAAAGCAAGGCTGTTAATGTGGACATATCCGGAATAACACCGACATTTACACGGGCACTGCCAAGAAACCTCTTGGAAATCAGCCAGATTGTCTCAAATCTATGGGGAAAGGTAAGCAAGAAAACGCTACTGTCTCAAATACCATTTATAGACAATTTGGAAGATGAACTTAAAGCCGTTGAAGAAGAAGCAGAAGAGGCGGTAAAACAGCAGAAGGAGATCTTCGGACTAGGAAGCAATACGCCGCCTGAAGATAATGAAGAAGGCACAGGCATGAAGAAAGATGCCGGTGATATGAATGATTAATCTTTCTTATTGGGAGAAACGTAAAGTACAGGAAATGTTTCGTTACATGGAACAGGCCGAAAAAGTAGCTGGTGAAATATCAAATGTTTACTTAAAAGCGTCCCGTTACATAGGCTTTGAACTGGATGAGATATTTGAGCGGTATCAAAAGAAACACAAGTTGTCAGAGAAAAACTCCTACCGGCTATTAAATTCCATGAAGGATAAAACGTCCCTTAATGAATTAAAAGCCGCCTTGGAATCAGGGTGCAGTGATAAGACAAAAGCCGAGATTCTGGCAGAATTAGAGAGCCCAGCATATCAGGCGAGGCTTGAACGCTTGCAGCAACTCCAGAACCAGATTGACACGACCATGCAGGAAGTGTACCGGCAGGAGAAGTTAAAGAGTACCAGTCATTACGTGGACCTTGCCAATGAAGCATATTACCGGTCTATTTTTGATATTCAACAGCGCATTGGTTTAGATTTTGGGTTCAACCTAATTTCACCTAAAGTCATTGATCGGGTGATTAACAGCAAATGGTCTGGAGCCAACTATTCAACCAGAATATGGAGTAATACCCGTGCATTGGCCCAGGATCTAAAGGAAGAACTACTTATCAACCTCATCACGGGCAGAACTGACCGGGAAGTAGCAGATATCATAGCAAATAAGTTCGCCACCGGATCCAGTGAGGCAAGGCGGCTTGTAAGAACTGAAAGCTGCAATCTTGCCAATCAGATGGAAATGGTCTCTTATGAAGAATGCGGGATAGAGCATTACCGTTTTGTAGCTACATTGGACCTACGAACCTCCTCTAAATGCCGTGATCTGGACGGTGAACCTTTTAAAGTATCAGAACGGCAACCCGGGCTTAACTGCCCGCCTATGCACCCATGGTGCCGGTCTACAACAATTTGTGATATTGAAGATGGAGAGCTGGCAAAGATGGAGCGCAGGGCCAGAGATCCGCATACTGGAAAGGTTAAAATATTCCCGGCAAGTATTACTTATAAGCAGTGGCATAAGGAACGTGTAATTTTCGTCGCAAAGAAACATTGATCTAATAGAAAGGGTAAAAAATGAAATACAGAAAGAAACCAGTGGTAATTGAAGCGTTTCATTGGATAGAAGGAGAAGTAGCTAATAACGGGCTACCACCTTGGCTAATAAATGCCATCTTTAACGGTGATGCCAGAGTAGATATCAATGGAGCGACCGGTTTAAAGTTTAAAATCCGTACTTTGGAAGGTGTGATGGAGGCTTCCGTTGGAGATTACATCATCAAGGGCGTGAAAGGCGAGATTTACCCCTGCAAGCCTGATATCTTTGAAACAACTTACGACCCGGCAGAATAGAGAGGCGGTGATCCGATTATCTCCCTCTGGGCGGCGGGGTGAAGCCTCCTACTGAAAATACAGCTATCAAGCACGCAGGAAAACCTGGGTGTTATTTTTTGCGTTTAGGCAACGGTCCGGGCAGAGAACGGGACGGGGCAGAAAGGATAGAGAAATGAGAAAAAAGAATTTATACCCCATGAACTTACATTTCTTCGGTTATGAAGGGAACGGTGCTGGCACAGGAGAGGGTGAAGGCGGCGGATCAGATGAACCGGGGAATAGCAATGAAACAGGCGGAGAAGGGGCAGGAGCCGGAGAAGGACAGGAACCGGCTAAAGCAAAAACCTTTGATGATATTCTGAAAGAAGGAAACTATCAGGCAGAATTTGATCGCAGAGTGCAGAAAGCCCTAGGAACTGCTAAAGATAAGTGGTCCGCCCTGATGGATGATAAGCTTTCCGAAGCGGAAAAGCTGTCCAAGATGAACAAAGAGGAAAAGACCGAGTACATGCGTCAGAAGCAGGAAAAGGAACTTCTGGACCGCGAATCAGCTATTACACGGCGGGAGCTGATGGCAGAGGCCAAGAACACTCTGGCTGAAAAGAAGCTTCCTACAAGCCTTGCAGAGGTCCTGAATTACACTGATGCAGATTCATGCAACAAATCCATAACAGCTGTTGAAAAGGCTTTTCAGGAGGCAGTACAGGCGGCAGTAGAAGAGAAACTTAAGGGTGGTGCTCCTATAAAAAAAGCCCCGTCAGCCGCATCATTCACCAGGGAGCAGGTGGGAGTAATGACACCGGAAGAAATCAACAACAATTGGGAAGCAATTTCTAAAGCCATGGCAACATGGAAATAACATTGAAAGAGAGGTAATTATTTATGTCAGTAACAAATTTTATTCCTACAATCTGGAGTGCAAGACTGTTAAGGCACCTGGACAAGAAACATGTATATGCAAGCCTTCTTAACCGTGATTATGAAGGCGAGATTAAGAATTTCGGTGATACCGTAAAGATTAACCAGATCGGTGATGTGGAAATCAAGGATTATGTAAAAAGCACAGATATTGAAGCGCCAGATGAATTAAGTGGGGACCAGTTGACTCTAACCATTGATCAGGCCAAATATTTCAACTTTGGTATTGATGATGTGGACGCAGCACAGGTTAATCCCAAACTGATGGATAAAGCCATGATGAGGGCAGCGTACGGAATGAATGATGTAACAGATCGCTTTGCAGCTAACTTGTTATACGTTGGAGTGGCAGCCGGAAACATTCTTGGAAGTGACGCTACCCCTATCGTTCCAACTGCGAAAGATGCTTATGATGCCCTGGTGGACCTCGCCACTCTTTTAACAGAAGCCAATGTGCCTATGGAAGGACGCTGGGTGGTTATACCTGCATGGTATCATGGTTTACTGCTGAAAGATGATCGCTTCGTGGGTAATGGTACGGACTATAATAAAGCAATTCTGGAAGGTGGAGAAGTAGGCGTAGCAGCCGGGCTCAGTGTAAACCTTTCAAATAATGTGCCTAACACCACTGGAACAAAGTATAAGATCATTGCAGGAACCAATGAGGCAGGATCCTATGCAGAGCAGATTTTAAAAACCGAAGCATACCGCCCGGAAAAGCGTTTCTCTGATGCTGTAAAGGGTCTGCATGTGTATGGGGCCAAAGTATTGCAGCCTAAGTGTATTGCGGTTATGACGGCTAACAAGAGCTAAGGAGGATTTGCTATGTTTATCAAGAATAAGAAGTCGGGTCTTGTGCAAGAATGCAGCAATAAAGATGTGATTAAAATTTGCCAGAGAGATGTGGAGAATTACGAAGTAACAGAAGAAAATCCGTCAGCCGTGGAAGGCGATAGTTCCGGTGAGGCATCGGAAGCAAAATTACCACAGGAGCCGGAAAAGAAGCTGGAAGATATGAACGTCCAAGAGTTAAAGGCATTGGCAAAAGAAAAGGGTATTGATGGTGTCTCTTCTTTAAACAGAGAGGACTTACTTTCTGTGCTAAAGGACGTGGAGTAAATGGATGATATCGAAAAACTGAAAAAGCTTACCGGGGAGAGTGATAGTGAATTGCTCTCCCTTTTGCTTGAAGATGCGAAGGAATTTGTTCTTTCATATACTAACCGAACGGAAATTGTCACAGGCTTACAAAAGACTGTGCGGGATTTGGCAGTGATTGCTTTAAATCGTATGGGAACCGAAGGGGAATCTGGCCGGAGCGAGGGCGGAGAAAGCTATAATTTTGAAAATGCCCCAAAGCATATTTATGATGTGTTGGACCGGTACCGGCTGGCACGAATAGGAGGTAGAACCTATGAGACTAAAAAGGAACCGCCTGAAACAGTATCACCATAGGCCCGCAGAAGCCAGGAAAGACAATGAAGGAAACTCTTATGCAGAGTATGGCCCCGGGCATCCCATTACGGCGGAGATATGGCCCGCAGGTGGCAAGCTTCAGGCAGAACTTTACGGGCCCCGACTATCCTATATCCGTAACTGCTGGCTGGACGGGGATTATAAGACGCAAACTGATGAAAAGGGTCGTGTTAGCTACCTGCTCGATACGCAGCTAATCCGGGAGGGAGACGGCATCTGCCTTTATGTTCCGAGAGAATCGGATCCAGATTACAAAATCATTGCTATTCGACCATATCGGCATCTTTACATGGAACTGGAGAAGTTGTAATGGCTGGCGGTGTGAAAGGGCTGGATAAGCTCATGAAAAAGTATAGCAACCTGTCCAGTAGTGTGACAGGTCCTGGACTTGAAAGAGCTGTGGGTGCTTCCGTAAAGATGGTGCAGGGCGAAGCGAAGCTTTTGTGTCCGGTCAATGATGGAGAATTGCGGCGGAGCATTAAAACATCAGTAGAATTGCGGGAAGATAAAGCAATCGGGGCAGTTTACACCAATAAAAAGCACGGGTCCTATGTGGAGTTTGGAACCGGTCCAGTCGGAGAAGAAGAACATGCTGGGATATCTCCGGAAGTTTCTCCTGTCTATTCACAATCTCCCTGGTGGATTCATGAAAACCAGGTTGATAAAGAAACCGCAGAGAAATACCACTGGTTTTCTATTGAAACCCCACAAGGCCGTTTCTATCAGACTTCCGGCCAAGCAGCTCAGCCTTTTATGTATCCAGCTCTAAAAAACAACGAGGACCGAGCAACCCGTAATATTTCCAATTATTTGTCAAGAGAAATCAGAAAGGCGGCAAAACCGTGATTAATGTAAAAGACGAAGTATATGCGGCCCTTTGTACTGTTACGGACAATGTAACGGACTTCTACCCAAGGGATTGGGAACAGGATCTTGCAATCCAGTACATGGAAGAAGATAACAAAGTCACTGAGTATACTGACATGGAAGAGCAGAAAGCTTATTGCAGGTACCGTATTGATATCTGGGCCAGGAGAAGTACATCTGCTGCTGCAGTGGCGGTAGATAAGGCCATAGCAGCCCTTGGGCTTAAACGTATCCAGTGCATGGATGTGGAAGATCCTAGCGGTTTAAAGCATAAGCAAATGCGTTATGAAATGTTTATTGATGTGAAGACCGGACAGGTTTATCACAATTATTAGGAAGGAGTAAAAATATGTTAGCTAATGGTATAACACTTGGATTGAAAAAAAAGGCGGAAAGCACCTATACCACGTTGTCAGGACTTAAAGAAGTACCTGAACTTGGGGTGGATCCAGAAAAGGTGGACAACACCACTCTGGAAGATCAAATGAAACATTCTGAGTTAGGCATCGGAGATCCGGGCGATCTGGCTTATAAGTTTAAATGGGAAAATAGCACTGATTCCTCATACCGAAAATTAAGGGCAGTTGCAGACACAAAAGAAACGGTTTCCTTTGAACAGACATTCCCAGACGGAACGAAATTTCACTTTGATGCGCAGTGCAGCGTCAAGGTTAGTGGTGGAGGTGTAAATGCTGCCATTGAATTTACTCTTAATCTCGGATTGCAGACGGACATTGAAGTAGTTGACCCGGCTTAATGAAAGGTAGGTAATACATAATGAATTATGGTTTAGATGATGAAAACGTAAATGAGAAAACTACATCAGAGGAAACGGTGGCGGATAAGAAGAAACGTACTCCATATGCCTATTGGAATGTAGGTGGTAGGGAATATAAGCTCAAGCTTACAACGGCAGTCATTTGTCAGCTTGAGGATAAATTTAAGTGCAATCTCTTAAATATTCTATCCAATTCCGGCGGAGTGCCGCCCCTGGCAGTCATGCTATCTATTACACAGGGAGCCATGAAAACATGGGAACATGGAATCAAATATACTGATGTTCAGAACATGTTTGATAAATATTGTGAGGAAGGTGGTACACAGCTTTCTTTTATGGCTGACGTACTCATGCCTATTTACAGTGTATCCGGTTTTTTCTCGGAGGACCAGCAGACGGAAATGGATCGGAAGCTGGAGGAAGTGAAGGAAGTCATGTAAGCAGAAACCTATCGGATTACATCAACGAGCTTTATCCGATTGCCCTGGATTGTGGGATAAGTCCGGGCCGGTTCTGGAATCTTTCTCTTGCAGAGATACAGGACCTATTGGAAAGCTACGAGCGAAAAGAACGGAAACAGATGAAACAAAGGCTTATAGAAAAACATTTCCTTTCCAAAGATATCGCTCAACATGTGAACCTCGTTATAAATGGTTCAAAGGATTCGAAGATTTTAGAACTTTGGGACTACTTCCCTGAATTGTTTGGAAAGGAAGGACCGGAAGTTGAGAAGAAGAGACAGGAAAATGAATTGGCGGTGTACAAGGCTAAGATGGTAGACTTTGCATACCGCCATAACCATGCCAGAACGGGAGGTGGTAAAGCTGGAAGGCATGACGCTTGAAAAACTCCAGGTAATCATTGAGGCATATACAAAGCCATATCGTGATGAGTTGGAAAAAGTTAAAAAGCAGACAACAGCAACTACTAACCATGTCGAACACCAGACCACGAAAATGGCATCTTCGTTTAAGAAGATAGCTGCTGTAGTTGCAACAGCTTTAAGTATCACCGCCATTGTTGCTTTTGGAAAGTCGTGTATTGATTTGGGATCCCAGCTGGCAGAGGTGGATAATGTTATACAACAGGCCGTACCCAGTATGGAAAGGCGAATAGATTCCTTTGCTAAAAATGCAATTGAACAATTCGGTATGTCGGAAATATCAGCGAAACGGTATGCCGGAGTATTTTCCTCTATGGCAAGGGGATTTAAATTCTCAGAAGAATCAGCCGCTTCCATGGGTATGACCCTTACCGGTCTGGCTGCCGATGTCGCATCGTTTTATGATACAAGTCAGTCTGAGGCTTTTACAAAATTAAAGAGCGTATTCACCGGTGAAACGGAGACGTTAAAGGACCTGGGCGTGGTCATGACCCAAGCGGCCCTTGATGCCTACGCTCTTGAAAATGGATATGGTAAATTAACAAAAAACATGTCAGAGGCCGAAAAGGTAGCACTTCGGTACGCCTTTGTACAAGATAAACTGCGGTTTGCAAATGGAGACTTTGCCCGTACCTCCGGAAGTTGGGCGAATCAGGTTCGTATTCTGACAGAGCGATTTAATGCCTTAAAAGCTACAATCGGGCAGGGGCTTATAAATGCCTTTACACCGGTAATACAGGTAATCAATATCGTACTCTCCAGGCTCCAAACAATGGCAAACTATTTCAAAGCTTTTACTTCGGCTCTGTTTGGTAATGCGGGCGGAGGCGGTGGAAGTGACGTAGCTGATACAATGGCTAATGCAGCTGGATCCTCCGGTACGGTGGCTGATAACCTTGGTAATGCCGCAAAGTCTGCCAAGGAGATGAATAAGCAACTAGGCGCATTCGATGAACTTAATAATTTAAGTGCAGGCGGTAATGGGAGTGGCGGTTCCGGCGGAGGTGCAGCACCTGATTTTGGTGACTTTTCCGGTGAGTTGTTTTCAGACGTCACGGTAAATCCCGAATTAGAAGAGTCGGCTCGAAAGATTAAAGACTTAGTAGATGGCATCAAGGAAGCAGCAGAACCTACCAGGGTGGCATTGGAACGATTGTGGAATGAAGGCCTTGCAAAGTTTGGTACTTTTGTTTCGACAGGGTTACAAGACTTTTATCATGAGTTTTTAGTCCCTATTGGAAAATGGACCCTTGGAACCGGTATCCCTATGTTTGCTGATGCGGTCAATAATTTTCTTCATAAAGTAAACTGGCCGGCAATCAATGACGCTCTTAGAAACTTCTGGCGAGCATTGGAGCCATTTGCAGAAAAAGTAGGAGAAGGGTTGTTAAAGTTTTTCCGTGATTTACTTGACGTGGGAGCAAACTTTATTAATACCATAGTCCCAGGAGGATTGAACGGAATTGCTTCAGCTCTCAAAAAGATAGATCCGGATCAGGCGGAAAGCATAGGCTATGGAATTGGACTTATCGCCGCGAGCCTTGGAGCAATGAAGCTTGTATGGACAGGATTTAAGGGAGCCGATAAACTGCTTAAGTTTTTAGATAAACTATTTTTGTTCGTAGCTACACCTTCATTTGGAATAACGCTTACGTTGACCGTAATAGGCGGTACGGTTGCCGCTTGGATAACTGCTTTAGATAAATTAAGGGAGTATAAAGAAAACCCGGTAAAGGTGCAGGCAGAATGGGACGCAAACAAAGAAACCTCAAAGCAGAAAAACAAATGGGGTATGGGAAGCAGATACGCCCAACAGTCCGATGCAACCGATGCTTACTTAAACGACAATGCCTACAAAAATCAATTCGAATCCATCAAGCGGTGGATCGAAGAAGGTAAAAAAATCAGGCAACAGGCCAGTGAAGATCAGTCTAAATGGCTTGATGATCTTAACAAGAATGCTCAAACAAAATGGAATAGTTTTAAGGAATGGTGGAGCAGCACAGGAATTTCCTTATGGTGGCAGAATGATGTTACTCCATGGTTCACGGTTGAAAAGTGGAGCAACTTGTATGACTCCATGAAGACCAGTATGGAAAAGAAATGGAATGAAACGGTTGTTGTGTGGTCTAGCGATATTCAAAACTGGTGGGGTAACAACGTTTCCCCCTGGTTTACGGTGGAGAAATGGAGCGAGCTGTATAAGTCCATCAGAGAACAGTTGAAAAAGACATGGGACGAAACCGTTGGAGCCTGGAAAACAGATATTGCAAGCTGGTGGGATAAAGAAGTAAGTCCTTGGTTTACCCTGGAGAAGTGGAAGAGCATCATGGCGAAAATACCGGACGCATTTACAACAACTTTTCAGAATGCTATCGATGGAGCTAGAGCACTGTTCAATAAGTTCATTGACTGGCTTAATGATAAGATGAAATTCCAGTGGGACAATGTAGAGATTGCGGGAAAGACCGTTATAGAAGGCGGATCATTCCAGTTGTTTAAGATACCAAATATACCGGCTTTTGCTTCTGGTGGTTATCCTACTACCGGTGAAATGTTCCTGGCCCGTGAATCTGGTCCGGAGCTGGTTGGTCGAATAGGGAACCGAACGGCAGTAGCAAACAATGATCAGATAACTGATGGAATCGCAACCGCTGTCACAGTTGCCAATGCGGAACAGAATCAATTACTGAGAGAACAGAATCAACTGTTGAGAGCCATTCTTGCGAAGCCGGGAGTAAATAAAGGTGATGTCGTAGACTTATGGAAGTCCGGCGCAGAAGATTACAGGCAGAATACCGGGCAACAGCTAGGAATGTCATTTTAACGTAAAGGAGAGTGGTGCCTATGTCCTACAATGGGTATTTATTAAAGGTTGATGGAGTAATCTTCCCGAATAGCTTAATAGCGTTCGGGAGTTTTTCCATCACACCAAACCAAAGACAGGATCTGGATTCATATCGGGACAGCACAGGTCTACTTCACCGAAATATCCTACCTCATAAGCCGTCAAAAATAGAATTCACAACCAAGATCCTACATGATGCAGATCGGGCGATAATGGAAAATATCTTAAAGAACCGTGATGAATTTGCTCTGGAGTATTGGGACACGGAATATAAGACCGGGACCTTCTATAGTCCGGATATCAAATATGAATTTTATGATATCGATAAAGCGAGTGGGGATATAAGATATAAGCCTGTACGAATCGCAATGATTGAGTATTAAGGAGGTGATATGGTGATTTATGTACCGGAAGAAATAAAAGCTCTATACCGAAGAAACCGTGTTCGGGAAGAAACGGTAAAAAAGTTGAGTCTTCGCTTTTATGATAAGGTAAATAATTTTCCTAATCCAGACGATACGCCGATGCTTGTCATTGGTCCCGAACAGATTAGTTATGAATCTTTCACACTAACTCAAACGCTCTGCGATAACACTTCTTTGACTTTTGGGGAGTGTTGTGCCGCAAGGGTAGAAATCGTTGTAGCAGACATTCTGATGGACGTTACCGGAAAATGGTTAATGTTATCCATTGAAGTGGGCGGCTATGAAATGGTTCTGGGGATTTATAAAGTGAAGAGCTTTGAACGGCAGGCGGACCGGAGACTTAAAAAGATCGTAGCCTATGACCGAATGTTAAACTTAGATGTTGATGTATCAGAGTGGTACCGTGGACTTACATTTCCTATGAAATTGAAGCAATTCCGTTCTTCACTGTGTACTTTTGTTGGCATACAGCAGCAAGAAATTGTTCTTCCCTTGGACAATATTGAGATAACAAGATCCATTGATCCGTCAAAGCTATCAGGCCGGGACGCAATGAGATCTATTTGCGAGATCAACGGCTGCTTCGGGCAGATTGACAATACAGGAAAGTTTAAATATGTTTTTCTTGGATCGTCCGGGTTATACCCATCAGAGGAGTTGTTTCCTTCAGATGATTTGTACCCGTCCGAGATGCATGGTGAAAACTTATCACACTTTAGAGAAGCTACTTATGAGGACTTTCTTGTAAAAGGTATTGATAAGGTCCAGATCAGGCAGGAAGAAGGGGACGTAGGGGCCGCTTACGGCCTTGGTACCAACACTTACACCATACAGGGTAATTTCCTCGTCTATGGCAAAGGAGCGCAGGAACTGCTAAATATAGCGGCTACGGTGAATGAGAACATCAGCAGGAAGACATACCGACCATGCAAGATCATAACCCAGGCCCTTCCATGGGTGGAGCCGGGTGACGGGATCATCTGTTATACTTCTGATGATGTAATTGAGACATACTGCCTGAAACGGACCTTAAAGGGCATTCAGGCCATGATGGATACGTATGAGGCCCAAGGAACCAGAGAGAGAAAAGAGAACTTTGGAATCGGCACTCAGATCATACAGCTTGAAGGAAAAACGGCTATAATCAAGAAGTCCGTGGAGGAAGTATCTGTCAGGGTAACAGACTTGAGAGCAGAAACCGATGCACAGTTTAAGATCACCGCCGATCAAATTCTTGCGGAAGTAACCAGGGCGAAGCAGTCAGAAGCCTCTTTAAGCATAAGGGCAGACCAGATTGCTACATCAGTTACTAACCTCACCAATGATACCAATTCACGGTTTACACAGACGGCGAGCCAGATTGCCCTAAAAGTTAGCAAGGGTGAAGTTTCTTCTCAGTTGTCGGTGGAACCAAATGCCGTCACTATTAAAACAAACCGGTTGTCGTGGGAGTCTAACTATTCCAGTATGACAAGCGATGGCAAACTGACTTGTAGGAATATTGTTGCTACTAATGGTACTTTCACTGGTAATCTGGAATCTCAAACATTTTATGCTAATGGGAGTGCCGTGGGATTTGGTGATTATTATGTAAGCGCTAACGGAAGTAATTTATTGCGATCGAATAATGGTTGGTTTAGAGCAAATTCTCAGGGACCGCCCGCAGGAAGTCCGGGAGGTGATTATGCTTCTTTGTTTATAGGCGGTCAGGGATATGTTGGAGTTACTATTAACGGAACAGGAAGTATGGAATGCCATGATGTTAAGGCGTTAAATTGCAGCCTTGCACACGGTAGCAGTAGAATATGGGGGCTTGGCGAAACGATTGATTGGCTATGGGAACAGTTTCAAAACTTAAGTTATAGGGTTGACAACCTCTAATTAAAATCATAATATAAATAATAAGAATACACTTTAGATAATGTTTATTTATGATGTGTGTAATACTATAGGAAATTACCAAAGGGGGATATGCCATGAAGAACGTAGTTAAAACGTTGGTTATTACACTATTAATGAGTTTGTTTACTTCCTTTATGGTTTTTGCTTTTAACGAAGGACGAGCGCTAATTACCAGTCAAGAAAATTATGATTTCGAACGTGCCTATTGTTATGTATATGAAGATGGCCATTTTTCTAAAAACGAGTGGAAATTTATTGCTGATGATTGGTATTACTTTGGAGATGATAAGAAATCAAAACAAAATACCTGGTCTGAAATCGATGGGAAATGGTATTATTTCGATAACTTCAGCAGAATGCTTCACGGCACCACAACACCAGACGGTTACACTGTAGGGCCTGATGGAGCGTGGACAAAAGACGGACAGGTCGTTATTGAAACGGATACCAGCACAGCAGCAAATAATTAAATAAAACTATTATAAAGAGCGAGGATTGATTCCCCGCTCTTTTTGTATGCTGAAAGGAGGAAATACCTTGAAAAAAGTAATCACATTCACTGAGGAACAGGTAATGCAGATACAGTATATGCTAAATGCCGTCACCGTAACCGGTATCAATAATGCTAAACAGGTGGCAGCCATTGCGCAAATGTTAGAGCTTGGAACGCCGGGAGAAATTATGGAGCAGGAAGCAGATAAGAAAGATGGTGAGGTATAATGGCTTATGGACCATATTACTACATAACAGATTGGAAGAACGAACCTTCACAGGAAACACCCATAAACCGGACGAATCTGCTTAAGATAGAAAATGGTATCAAAGAGGCGGATAACCGGATTGTTCAGCTTGATGCTAAAAAGGCAGAGCAGGCCCTTGTAAATACACTTGTAAAAGAAATAACCCTGGACACGGATACCGGGATTCTGACAGTCACCCAGCAGAATGGAACAGTAACTACTTATGACCTGGCCATTGAAAAGGTTGTAGCAAATTTTGACATTAATGATGATAACGAGTTGGTGCTCACTCTGGCAGACGGCACACAGAAAGTTATTGATCTAACCCGGTTTGTTTACTCAGTGGACAGTACAGCTACGATTGCAATGAAAATACTTAACCGGACTATTACCGCAGAGATCGTGGACGGTTCTGTGACCATGGCTAAATTGGACGCTTCCATACAGATGGAATTTAGGCAGTACATGCTTGATGCTCAGGCAGCCAGGGATATGGCTCTTCAATATCAGAACAATGCCAAGACCTTCCGGGATCAGACTGAGGTAATAGCAAACGAGGCCGTAACGGACATAGCCGCAGCCGGGGGCCGGGTAGATGAAACCCTGACAGATTTTAACACTAAACTGATGAATGGGTTCTTCAACGGTCCTATGGGACCGCAGGGGCCGCAAGGAAATCAGGGAGCCACAGGAGCCACAGGAGGACAGGGTCCACAGGGAATTCAGGGGATCCAAGGTCCACGTGGACTACAGGGCGAACGGGGATCTGATGCTATAGTGACGCAGGCTAATGGTAATTACATTTTCCAGATACGAGATGGACATTTGTATGTGATTTATCCAGATGCTTCCGCAGATCCACCGCCAGTGAGAATCAACGAAGCAGGGCATTTTATAGTGACTTTTTAAAGGAGGTCAGATATGGCAGAATTAGATTTAGGCTCAGTAATCGGGCCACAGGGTCCAATAGGGCCAAAGGGAGATACTGGAGCCCAGGGACCAACCGGAGCCACAGGCGCAACCGGTGCAAAGGGAGATACTGGTCAGCGTGGGAGCCTCTGGTATAACGGAACCGGGATAACCGGAACAAGTACAACCGCCACAGTATTTAGCGGATCAGGAGTCACAGCGGCCCTTGTGAACGATTATTACCAAAATACGAGCACAGGAGCAGATAGGGGCCGAGTATATCGGTGTACGGTAGCCGGTACCGCCACGGTGGCTAAATGGGTGTATGCGGGTACTAATTTAGGGCCGCAGGGAGAACAGGGAATTCAGGGAGAAACAGGCGCTACCGGAGCAACGGGTCCTAAAGGTGATACCGGAGCAACAGGAGCAACTGGGCCAAAAGGTGATAAAGGAGATAAGGGAGACAAGGGGGATACCGGGGCAACAGGCCCGAATGCAGCAAACTTAATCAGTGCCACAGACGTTCAGGGACTGGTTGGCGCAATAGGTGGAAGTTCCACAGTGCAGTTGCTTATGAATGCGATTGCTGATAGGGTAGCCAATAAATTGCTGTTAAAAACTGACGTGGTAAGCCAGATTGTAAACGATGCTGCCAAGGCTGCTAGTATGGCTGCTTTGTTTTCTGTAAACCAAAAAGTTGATACAGTAAATAGCAATTTACAGTACTTCGTATGCTACAATACGAACACGGGTGCTGCAATAACTCCAGAAGCTACAATGCTAGCAGGACTAAAAGAAATTTATGCTGGAATACCTGATAATCGTACTTTTGTGCTGTTTGCTTCATTCTCAGGCGCAGTTGTTCGATTAGATGGGATTAAGGCATCTAGCCAATATGGTAAAATTACAGCAAGTAGCTACGCCGATGCAGCCAATGTAACATATGTAATTTCCAGCGGAACATGGGCTAAGAAGAGTTAATGATCATTTCGTCCACATAGTAGCCCAGACACCATCAATACTTCTAGCATATAGCAGCGGACCATCGTCGTAAATTTCAAGCTGGTAAAAAGATGTGGCTGACACGGTGAACCTTATATATGTTCTATCGCTTGCACGGCCAAATGTGACATTGGCTAATGCATCTAAGCCACCAGTAACTTTTCCGATTAAATCGCTTTTATCAGCTTTGTTATTTAAATTGCTATTTAGTGCAGGGAGCAGGTGAATTCAAAGGCATTTTAAAATGATAGAAAAATGTACAAGCAAAGCAGCATACAATTAAAAGAAAACTGAAAAGGAGTTGATTATATGAACCAGATTGACGAACAGGGAATAACTCCCGTAGGAAGAGATACCGGCAGAGAACCTTTAATGAAAGAAGATGAAAAGATTAAGTATATGATCCATTACCATTGCCCTGCCTGTGATAATCTTATCGTAAGCTCCGATGGTTATAGAGGTAACGGAAGAAAAACTAATTATTGCTGCGATTGCGGACAAAAGCTTGATTGGGACAATATACCTGGGGCGTGGCGCCTGTAGCGTATAGTAAAAAATAAAGCATTGATAATTATGTATGTTGATAGATGTAAAATTTTGTTATATACTGACTTTATCATTACACATAGGAGGAATCAATGCGATACTTTGAAATTAATGGAAATCTTTCCGATGAATCAGAACTTAACTATACTATTTTTAGTGATGTAATTTCTTTGGTTAGAAATTATTATATTGATCAGTTTGGCGAAAATTTAATGAACTCTATTGAACTTTATGTGGATAACGCAACAGAAGGTTCTGGTCCATTCCCGATCATTACTCCTATTTTCAAAAAATACTTAATTATGAAATTGGGGATCCGTAAAAATGATAGGGGAACTGAAATAGTCTATCAATCTTCACACGAATTCATGCACTATGTATATTTTGCAATTAAGGGAATTTGCAAAGGACGAGCTGATGCAGAGGAAGAATCTATCTGTTCAGCGGCGTCAATAATTTTGGTAAAGGAATTTTACCCTATTGATTTTTCCTTATACTATGAGCATTTAAAGAATCATAAGAATCATGCATACAGGAAAGGAATTACAGTTGCTGAGAGTGTAGACTTCAGCTTTCAGAAATTAAAAGAACTGGTTTATACAAAGACTGGCTATCAGATGTGATGGCTGGTTTTTTATTTTAAAATATTAGGAGCCAACCGGCTCTTATTTTTATGCCCGAAAGGCAGGAAGGAGCATTTATGAGCAACATAGAAAAAATCAAATTCGGCGATCAGGTATTTGACCTGGTTCCAGCCGGAGTTAACCTTGCGGATGGCGGGGGAACTATCACCTTCCAGAAAGGAGATACCACCTTTGATGAGATTGAAACGATCTTAAAATCCGGCGGCAGCATTACGCAGATCGGACTATCAGATGATCCGGACTGGACACGTACTGATCTTGTATATGCCGGAAGGCTGACAAAACAGTCTGATTATGCAATCGGTTTAGATGGTGACGGCATTACAGAGATTAAGGGAAATGTGATAATCGCAGAATTCCGATCACCTGATGTACGAGAGCAAATTGCAGAAACAAACGCAAAACTATTATACCTATCTATGATGACAGGTGTTGAAATGGAGGGCTTGGGATTATGAGCGAACGCTATGAATTGGTAAAAAAGTATTGTGACTTAGGATACTGGACGGAGAAAATGGTGTGGAATGCTGTGAATCGATGGATCACCGAAAAAGAATACCTGGATATTACCGGAAAAGAATATGGAAAAGAATGAGGAATATGAGAATGAAAAAAGAAGCGTTTTGTATGGCTATTGGAGCACTTGTTTCCGCAGGCGTTAAATTATTTGGTGGTTGGACGCCGAAATTAAGCGTGGTGCTTATTATGATGGGAATTGATATGGCCTTGGGGCTTGCTGTAGCATTATTTTTTAAAAATTCCCCAAAAACTGAAAGCGGGACTGCCAGCTCAAACGCCATGTTAAAAGGTATATGTAAAAAGTTTGGCATGATCTGCGTGATTGCTGCGGCACACCAGATTGATGTTGCAATTGGGGTCGACTACATAATGCTTGCAACCATTTACGGTTTTATAGCGAACGAAGCTTTATCTATCGTTGAAAACGCTGGCCTTATGGGTGTTGTAAAATCGGAAGCATTTGTGAATGCGATAGAAGTGATTAAGAGCAAAGCAAATAAAATAAACGAATAAATTATGGCCCTGGGATTCCGGGGCTTTTTCTTATTGATCGGAGGAATTAGCATGACAGCAGAACAGAAAAGACAGGCAGTATGTGACAGGTATGCAACGCTCATAGGTCGTAACATCTACAGCCAGAATTTGCGTGATTATTGTTTCAAAAAGTATTCAGACGGAAAATATTATAGTGATTGTAGCAGTTCTATATGCCACAGCTATCAGGAGGCCGGGCATGGCTTCGGAAACCTTAATACAGCCGGGATATACCAGTCAGGTAAGCTGACTACCGTTGACGTTGGTATAGTCGCTGGAATCCCTGATGTATCACGTTTGCGTAAGGGTGACATGTTAGAATTTGCCGGATCAGATGCCAGTAGACCGCTTAAGATAGGCCATGTTGAAATGTATTGCGGTAATGGTATTATCTGCGGCCATGGCAGCGGCAGACCGTCATATAAAGACCTTAAAGCTTACTGTAAGAGTCGTTATGATTCATGGGCTTCCGGTCGCTGGCGTATGGGCCTTGTATGCGTACGCAGATACATACAGGACGATGTTATTCCTGAACCAGAGCCAGTTAAATTATCAGGCTGGAATCAGGAACCCGATGGCTGGAGGTTCTATCTTGGAAATACAGGCGAACCGGTACGGGATAGCTGGTATCTGGATTCTGATGGCAAGTGGTACTGGTTCAATGCAGCCGGTATTATGGTCACAAGCACATGGTATCAGTACAAGGGCGAATGGTATTACCTGGGCGCTGACGGGGCCATGGTGAAAGGATTACATACTTCTGGCGGCAAGTGGTATTATCTGGACAAAGATGGCAAGATGGCAACTGAGCCGGTTATACTCACACCGGGACAGGACGGGGCGTTGCAGTATCCGGGATTGATGAAATAGTAACTAAATTTGTTTGGTAAAGTTACCGATTGTCCGGATTGATAAAAAATGATATTATAAATGCATTCTAAGTCATAAATCAAATGCTGAAATCCCAGAATACTATAATCGATTATATTTAAAATTTACAAGTCATTTGTTACATTCGAATGGATTTCTTTTCTGCACTTTATTTATCGGTTTAGAATGTTTATAACAACAATAATTACAAAAGATAAATATTGGAGGTACATGTATGAGTAAGAGAGCATTGCAAAGATTGTTAACGTGTATTTGTTTTATGTTTTGTTTGACATTATTAAGACATGACAATGTTTTTGCTGATGAGGTTAAACCTATTCACGAGTATAATTTTGATGGTGATAGTGAAACTACTGTTGTAGATTCAGGTATAAACGAAGCGGCAATAGATGCTATTGCTTATGGTACTAATAGCACAACTTTGATTTCTGGTTTTGGTGAAAATGGTAAAGCTAGACAGTTTAATGGAATAGATGATTATATAAGTATAAAAAAAGATGTTATACCATTAGGAGCAAAATCAATTAGATTTAAAATAAGAAAAGATGCTTCAACAATTACATCTGATAGATCACAGACAATAATGGATTCTTTTAATTTGAACGGAAAAGGAACCATGATAAGTATTGGAAGTAGCATAGATAATAAAGTTAATCCAGGAAGCCTTGGTGTATTCAATTCTTTTGGTGGATTTGTTATACGTACGCCCGATAGTATATGTGATGGTCAATGGCATGACGTTTTATTTACTTGGGACGGCACAAAAAGTAAGAACTCTGTTAAATTATATTTAGATGATATGGAAAAACCGGTTGCAGAGACAACCGCTACTGGTCTTGAAACAACTGGTACAGGAATATTTAACATAGGAAAATGCTATAATGACGCTCCACAAAATTATTTACATTATCCTTTTTCCGGTAATTTAGATAATATTCAAATTTATAATACATTTATAACACCAATTCCAAGCACATTATCAAATTTAAAAGCTGTTGGTAGAGATTCTAAGGTTGACTTAACATGGGATGCAGTAACAAACGCCACAAGCTATACCATTAAACGTGCCACAACTGCAGGAGGCCCGTATACAACCATAGCTAGTGATATAACAGAAACTTCATATACAGACACGGAAGTTACCAATGGAATTACATATTACTATGTTGTAAGTTCAGTTAATGCAGGGGTAGAAATTACTAATTCCAACGAGGCTTCAGTTACGCCAATTGCTGGACAAATACCTCCCATAACCGAAGCTAAATTAAAAGTAGTTTTAGAGGTTGCCGAAGCACTCCGATTAAGTGTAGACGATGATTTAAGTGTAAATACACAAATGGCTTGGTCATCTTCAGATGAATCAGTTGCCACAGTAAATGAAAAGGGTATTGTGACAGCTTTAGCACCTGGTAATACAATCATAACAGTTAAGAGTTCAGACGGCTCATATACAGATTACATTAACGTATTAGTTGTAGAGAATGCAGACGATTACAGACTTGCAATTGACTTAAAAGTTGGAGAGACAAGCAGATTAACTGTTGATGATTTTACTAATACATTCAATGTTAAATGGGCTCCTATGGATTCATCAATAGCCAATGTAACCAGCAAAGGAAAAGTCACAGCACTAAGTAAAGGATTAGTTTTAATCACTGCAAAGGACTCAGAGGGAAATATCATTGGACGGGTATACGTGAGAGTAAGAGAATAGTTTGATTATAGGCGGGTATACGGTTTTCCAGGCCCGCCGGAATGCCTATATAAAAAATGCGTGATGAACCATGTGATTTATGCTATGATTCATTTAAGAAAAGCCCCCGGAAATCATAATCCAGGGGCTTATTTAGCATACTGAGTTTTTGAAGTCTGGGGGGCCAGATGGAGAAATGGGAGCTTCCATGCGTTATCTTTCCCAACGCTATGCCATGCCATATAAGGAATGTAAAGGACTTTTGACAGATATTGGAACAGAGGAATCTGTACTTAGCAGATATCCGTCAAAAGCCTTATAAGTCCTTATAGGGAAGTTTTAAATAAACATCCAGAGTAAACAGGTCATTTCCCTGGCCCAGGCGATTGCCTTTTTTGATTTTCGTATAGTACACATGATCCACCACCTGTTTGAGAAGAATGTTTTTCTTAAGAGGATCCTCTGTTACTGTGTATGACCTTAATATTTCTTCAAAGTACGGGATAAATTCCTCCTTCTTTGCGAAATGGTTCTCGACCTCAATGATTTCACTCTGGATAGTCTCCATGAGCCTATTGTTTTCGTCGATTTTCCTTGTTAGCTCATTGCATCTCTTGCGGAATAAATCCAGGGAATATACTTGCTGTTCAAAATAGTCATATACCATCTCAAGCTGTTTATTGAGGATAGAAGCTTCATTCTGATATCCAGCTAACACTGACATTTTCCTGTCTAATACTTCCGTCCAATCTCCGGAATCCTCATTCCGTACTACGATCTTATAATCTTTCAAGTATCTTTCCAAGAATTGTAATAGGCGTTCTTCAACTAAATAATAAAAAGAGCCAACGGTAGGGCAGTTATGAGTTTTACACAAGATGGTTTCTGTAGGATTTCTAGAACCTGGAGGACGGCGATACATTGACATTTTACATTCACTGCAATAGATCAGACCGGCCAAAGGGGATTTGGTTGTGGAGAAAGTAGGAGGCCTGAAATTTGCTTTCAGTTTCTTTTGGGCGGTATAAAAGACACTTTCTTCTATTATTGGTGGATGCAAGGCGTCAAATATCTCACAATCCGCATTGATTGGACGTGACCGTTTCGGTACGCCGTTTTCTATGATTTTGATCTGCTTGCGCTTTCCGGTTTCCAGTTTCCCTATGTAGGCGTAGTTTCGTAACATTCCTCTGATCACGCTTGTTTCCCAGTGATCTGATTTACGGGGAGGAATCTTCATATCATCTAGCAGATGGGCAATTTGCGTGGTACCAAGCGGTATATTATCAGATTCAGGGGTCCCTGTTGTAAACAACTGAAAAACAAACTGTACAATTTTGGATTCCTCTGGAAGTGGCTTTAAGGTGAAACCCTTCTCATGAGGGAGCTTTATTCTCTCGTAACCGTAAGGTGCAACATTGCCGGTCCATTTTCCCTCTTTCACAGATGCACGTCGTCCATTTTGCAGGCGGCGATTGATTACTTTATATTCTCTCCGGCTCATAAAAAGGCCAAACTCTGCATATTCCTCGTCAAATTCATCGTTGGGATCGTAGGTCTTCATGGGGGTAATGATTTTTGTATTGCCGTACTTAAATGTTTCCATGATAAGGCCCTGATCTCTGGTATCTCCACGAGCCAGACGCTCCAGCTCTATGACAAGAACGCCGTCTGGACGATTGTTTTCTATGTCAGAGATCAGCCGCATCATTTCAGGCCGGGCAGCAATGGTTTCGCCAGATACGACTTCCCGATAAACATGAGATATGGTAATTCCTAACTGCTCTGCAAGCTCTTTTAATCGGTTTTCATGACGGGCCAGGGTTTCACCTTCTCCATGAGCTTCTGCATCGCGGTCTTCTCTGGATTTTCTGAGGTACATATAATAAGTTCCTGACAGATCTAACAT